ATGGGTCGGCATGGCGACCATTCTATTCGTCTTATACACGATACCAGAACTTACCAAGGGACGTAACTAGGATACTAGATTTAATACGAAACCCCCCTGTAAAGCCTAAATTATCAAACATTATCCATGTTTATCAGCGCACCCCTTGGGCAACAGGAGAAGAAAAGCGCAGGAATCAAGTAGCCGCAAAGTCATGGGAGGAAATTGGGTGCGTGGATCTAGGACTGGATGACAATTGTTTCGTTAGATCATCGGCTGAAATGGTTCCTGATGAAACCAAACGCATTCCTATGATTAAGGATATGCTTCGGTTGGCTTGTGTAGGCAGGGATGATTCGGATGTATTGTTGCTGACCAATACGGATACTTGCATTGCTTCAAATGTGTTGGAAAAGATTGTAGGGGTTCTTCCTGCTTATGCTTATCGTAAAGATTTTAAGAGGCTAGATGCTCCGATTAAAGACAAGGATATATCCAAAGGTGACAAGTATGCAGGGTGTGATTTCTTTGCCATCAGGGTAGGGTGGTGGAGAAAGAACCATGCATTGTTTCCCGATATGATCCTTGGAAGGCATTCATGGGATAGGATCATGCGTGAACTGATTAAGTCGGCTGGAGGCAGGGAGATAGAAAACATTATCTATCATGAGAGGCATCCCTCTGGATGGGAAGATCCACGGAATATCAATCGTGACCCCTCCAATTTAAGGAACTGCAAGCTGGCAAGGGAATGGTTACAGGAACGGAAGATGCCCTTGCTTGAAATAGAAGCCTTGAACTACGAGGGGAAGTTTAAACGTCCCGATTTTAACAAGCTAAAGGTTTAGCTGTAATATCCCATCGAACAGAGTCCTCTTCGCCAATAGAGGTAACAATACTATATCCCAATTCAATTAGCGGATTGTAAATATCGGCTTTAGAAAACCCTGCCTTGGCAAGCATCTCTGGATAGACTTCGCAGATAATAACTGGTTTGTGTTTTTTGATTAGTTCTTTTGCTCCTTGGATTACAGGGGGTTCGTAACCCTCACAATCAATCTTGATTAAATCAACAGATTTGAAATTGGAAAAGAAGTCATCTAATCTTATGCTTTTCTTTCCGCTTTCATCTAATTTTACTGTTCTTGTTGCAGGGTTTCCGTCTAACGGATCTTGATTAATGGATACTGGATCTCCATTTCCTACCGCTTCATTAAATACGGAAATATTTGTAGAATTTTTGAAAGTGTTATACTCCATACAGAAGAACGCATCTTCCTGTGGTTCAAACGCATAAACTTCTGCTCCATTTTTTGAAAAGATAAGTGCAGTATCTCCAATGAAAGCACCCACATCAATAACTACATCTGGAGATTTAAGGGACTGAACTTCTGGAAGATTGGCAATAGAATGCTCTAGGCAAATTGTTCCATGCTCAAGTGCTTGTGGGGTGAGGTTTGCATCATCGGTAAGAGCAATCATCGCATCATTAATGCGTGTTATTTTGTATTGGTTCATAAATTAAACATTAGTTGCATGACTAGCGCACCACAAACCATTTGTTCCGCATCCGTTTTTGCGTGAGCATTGCCAGTTAAGATTAGGGGTTCTTTGTTCATAGACAATCCAACCGCATTGGCTTGGATCATATGCTTGACCTTTAGGGTTTTTGTAAGTCGTGCCGTATCTATGCTTTAGCAATGCGGCTCTTGTCTTTGGTTGCTTATTCTTCGTTATCATTATTTTCGATTATAATGTATGGGGTTATGGGTTGTTCCTGTTGCGGATAGATTGTGTAATAGCTACCAGCATCTTGACCATCTGTTGCGGATAGGTTGGCAACATAATATGTTTGCATTGGTATAGGCTGAACTGGGGTAGTATGGAGGCTTGCCGCAAATAATATGGATTGTAATTGGTTCATTTGATTGTTAGTTTTAGTTCATAGATTTCCATTCCGATTCTCGTGTAGTCGTCGCCGCGAAAGAACCTTCCAATCTCTTCATGGGCCTCTGTTGCGATTGCGAGGGCTTGATTAAGTTGTGCTTTGAGTTGGATTGCTTCGGCCTCTGCCTTATCTGCTCGTTTGCAAGCAATTCTAAACTCTGTATCTAGGAACGAATTGATGTCCTGTGATTGGAGTAGGTCGGATTCTGTCTTGAGGAGTTGGTGGTTTAACTTTGCGACCTCGGCTTTAGATGCTTTTAGCTGTGTCTGCAACTTGTCTGCGTGTTCCCAGATTGTGCCAGCGGGGTCTTGACCCTCTGCTACGTGAGCGTTTCGCAGGTCGATATATTTCTCCTTCCAATTTCTCCACTCGGAAGCCTTGGTTGCTAATTGAATTAGCTCCTCGTGGGTTCGCTGACCCTTGTCACCAAGGGCATTGCGTATCTGCGTTAGCTCTCGCTCAAGTTCACGACATAGATTTTCGACTCTCACCATGAAAAAAGAATTTGGCGATTGAATAACGGCATCAGTTCGTGGTGTGTCGGTTGTCATTTGTTGTTGGTTCATTTGTTGATGGCAGTTTGGAATCCTTCGATGATCCCTGCGTAATGGTGCAGTTGTTGAACTATCGCCTCGGCTTTCTCTGCTCGCTCAAGCAAGTCTAAAAACGCTTTGTGGCGAGACTCTGGAAGCGTTTGCAGTCTCTCGACCTCGGCCTGTGATGCGGCGAGTTCGCGCTCCAGTTGTCTGGCGTGAACGATTGTGAGTTCGTACTTGTCGTCGCTGAATGCCAATAAAGAGTTATCAGCAACAAAAGCATCAGTTCGTGGTGTGTCGGTGGTGGTGGTCATTTGTTTATTTATTTTTTTTGTTGTGACTGCTGCTCATGTGCCAAGCGGAACACTCATCGCAGAAATATGATCGCAGGAAGCTAGTCCCCCCGAATCCCTGCTTGAGTCTTTTTTTAATAGCGGCATCGCATCTTGATTCACTTGAGAAACATGATTTTCCACATATGCCTTTAATGGGTTTTTCATTTCCTTGAATCATGCCTAATTCCAAAGCAGTTCGTTTGTCAATTGGTTCAATGTCGGGAGTCTCAAGCCCGATCTCATTTAGAATATGATCAATACAGGATTTCATTTCTTTTGCCATTTTTGCCATTCGGATGCTTCAATAAAATAATCGCATTTGTCTTCGCCATCTGGATCAAATGCGGCATACGCTTGCCATTGTTCATTACTTGGGGCTAAATACCGCCAGCATTGTGTATGCGAGGGGCAATCGGTATTATTGCATTTCGATATGTCGGTCATTGTCTTGGATTTCTTTTTTTAGATCACTCAAATCTTTGCACGATTTACGAGCATCAGATGGTTTGTCCCATTGCATGATGCCATCGGCAATTGCTACTGCACGATCACGCTGGTCATTGGAACGATTAAGTTTCTCCTGCATCGTCATCTCTGGTTTGGATTGCTCCACAAGAAATGCTTCTACAAGTTGTTGGATGTTTTCGATCATTTTAAAATAAAGTCGTGATCGTGTATTAATTGATAAAGGTGATCACGAGTTGCTTGAAGTGCTTCATCTGCTGTTTGGAATGTGTTTCCATGCTTTAACCAATTGCGTATTTGGTGGTCTAGGTTCTGAATGCAGTTTTTAAATGCCGATCCATTAATGGCATCGTAATGATCCTGTTCATCTATTGGTAATTGAAACTCCAGTATCGCTTTCATTTTTCAATTGCGGCGTTGATTGCTTCGTTGATCTTTAGGGTTTTGCCTAAAGTGTTAAGCATTTGGATTTCGCTCAAGATTCCCTCAAGGTAAGAGATTCTTTTGTTGAGACTTTGGTTTTCCTGCATGATTTGATTCAAGAGGTTTTGAATCTCTGGATATTCGGGGAATTTGTTAATGTCTATTTCTATGCTCATGTGCGTGGTTATTTAGTTATGCTGTTAAGGTACTCTTGCTGAAGCGATTTAGGCCAAGTGTTGAAAGGAAATGTATTCCAAGTTGGGTGGATTAGCATGGAGTCGGGATATACCCAACACCGCCAATCAAATGCCTCCTGCTCATTGACTCCAAGGCGTGAAGTGATGGTTGGTTTTTTGGCTTTTAAAGCATCGTAATCCATGCCTTCGTCCTCATACCTCCCCTGATTCAACCATGTGCTAGGGTTGGGAATGAACTTGCCTCCATCCTTCTGCCAATCGGGAGAAGCAATGGATCTCTTTAGTGCAGGAAGAACACGCTCAATGGACAACTTCTTCCTCATCCATATTTCCTTGCAGTAAGGCTTTGCTGTCTTCTTCGGGTATGCTGACCAGAACACCTCAAAGTCTTTACTGGAGGCTTTCTTGGGGCTTATTGGGGCATCCTGTATGTCGTATGGACGATTGCAACAGGGGCAAATATCTGCTTCTTGTGTTGTGTTCATTTTAAAACTCCTCGTATGACCATTGTTTCTTTTTGTATTGGACGGCAACGAACCTAAACCAAGGATGGTTTTCGGCGGCTACCTTGATCTTCACCCTGCCAGTTCCTTGCCAGAAACCTTTGACTTCATGGTATTCAATTGTGCCGTCGGAATTGATTACAAAGAAGTCGGGGGTATAGGTTGTCAGCTTGGCAAGTTTTAATGCCATAGCTTCAAACTGGTAGTGGTGAATCTCTCCTGCTTGTTTGCGTTGTTCTAGGAGGGCGGCATAGGCTTGCTCCGTTTTGTTCATCTGTCCAGCAACTCGTCTGGTCGTGTTTGCTTTGGCTCGGAATGTTCTCATTCTTCGTCAAAGGTTGATTTGCATAGCTTGAAGATACCATCCAAGTCTGCTTCCTGCTTCATGATTAGCCTAGAATAACCAGCGGCAAAAGCATTCGGGAACTTGAATCCTTCATCGCTATCAACGCTAATCCAATAATTCCATCGCAATACCTCAAATAGCATCTGGATACCTATAACGGCATCTGGTCTCTTTTCTCGGAACTGACGAGCAAGACTTACTAGGTTGCGATAAACTTGTGGATTGTTTTCATGGAACCTTTCAAACCTAGATGCCAGAGACTTATCATCTGGTTCGGGCGCAATAGGGGAGAAGTCAAAGTCGAATTGGTCACTCATTCCAGTTAGGGAAGTTGATTTTTCCTTTGTCATCAATGCCTACGCAATCGAGGTTGGAGAAAGAACGCTTTACTGATCTTGCTCCTGCATCGAATGCTTCTTTTACCCTGTCGTCTAGAGATGGAATGCTATTATCAGGGTTGAGATAACGGATATGCTCTCCGTTCAAATAATCTTCAGCCTCTTTTGAATGGTTCATTTGCAAAGGAAATAAGCCACAAGACATACTGCAACGACCATAAGGGCAAACAGCACTCGCATTACTGCCTTTAGATCATTGATGTTCTCCTCAAGTTCAAGGAGTTCGGAATGATGCTTCCTGACCATCTCTAGGATATGCTCGGATTCCCGAAAGTGGAAATCAATGCGTGATGCAATCTCGTTGATTTTGTCGGATGTGGTTGGTTTTCTCAATTTCATGGTGTGTGGTTGCTGATGTTTTGTTTTGGGTTAATTAAAACGGAATGTCATCGTAGTCATCTGCTGGTGCTGGCTTTGGTGCAGGAGACTTGAATGCAGTCTTCAGCTTCGGGACAAAGCTGGAAGCGGTTTTAACTCTGTAGTTTCCAAGGATGGGTTGCTTCTTCTTTGCTTCCCTAGAGGCCTTTGAAAGACCCTGCTTGATCACTCCGTCATTACCATACTGGTCTGGAACTTCTGCCCCTGTTTCGTCCGTATTCGCATACATAACGATGTCGAGGTAGGTTCCCTTCTCGCCTTCGTAAAGCTCGGTCTTGTCAATTTTCTTAACGTCTATCTTTGCGGTTATCATGGTGCTGGTTGGTTGTTGGGTTCTTGGTTTTCTATGAATCCCTCGGATTTGAGGTAATAGAAAAGTTTATCTAATTGTTTAGGTGTTACTCTGCGATTGTCTCCTGCAAATGCGGTGTAATGTTTTCCGTTCCACATAACTACCCACTCCCTGCCTTGGAACATGATCCACATTGCCCTTGCATCGTCGGGATTTGCATCGTTATTTGTCACGGGAAATTGATGGTTCGCCTTCTTTTGTTTCGATGAGCCAACCAAGTTCGGAGTCAAGAACGGATTTGGCATCCTTCGCCTTAATGCCCTTTGCCTTTGCAACTGCCTTTTCGAGTGCCGTGATGCTAACCCTTGTGCAAGCCAGAAAGTCATCTGGTTTAAGAATACTAGAAAGCGCAGAACAAGCGGCGGTTGCATCGGGGACACTTCTGGATGTTCTTCCTTTTGTGAGAGAAAGTCCAGCAATTTGCGCTCCCGAAAGCAACCTTGCCTTCAATTCTTTGCGGATTCCAGCAATGAAATCCTCAACGATTTCAGCCTTGGCATCAAGGGATGCAAGTTCCTCATTGGATAGGGTTGAAATGGCTACGCTAGATGCAACTTGAAGGTGTGTCTGTGCAGTTTGAGCCTGATTGTAGGCATCTGGGCAAATGTTCTTTGCCTTACACCATTTGCAAGTATTCGGGCTAGGATTGCGTGGAGCATTCGGGTCTTCAGATGCGGCTACAATCCCAAGGATCTCCGTTGTTGCGGCCTCCAGTTCCTCCTCATTGTATTCGGCAATGGTTGTGCCTCCTGCAAGCGGTTGGATGATTGCAACGTAGATGGTCTTGAGTGCAGGGTAGTGGTGTTTCACCAGCACGGCATAAGCCTTTAGTTGCTGGTTTTCGCTAGCCTTCCCTTGCGCTGTTCTTCCTGTCTTGTAGTCGGTGACAACGGCAATATCCCCAAAGATGTCGATACGATCAATGGCTCCAGAAAATGCATCATTATACCAGAAGCGTTGTTCAAGGATTTCTTGTGTGCGTTGTCCAAGATCAAGTTGAGCAATTAGGTGGGTAAAACCAGATAGGCACAAAGTTGCGATTTCCTGTCCCTCTTCAGTTAGCTCCTCATACTCCTTTGTTCCAGCTAGGACGGCATGAACATCCGTTCCTAGTTGCATATATTGGTTGGGTTCCTGTTCTGGAAGTGTCTTTTCCAAGTTCCAAGATCCTGTGCAATCCGAAAGTCGGCTCATGCCGCTTGCTGAAGGTTTTCCGTTGCGTTCATTTTCCATATTATGCAACCCTCCAAACTCGGGTTCCTCCATCTTGAAATTTACTTTTGAAACTGAATCCAGTTCGTGCTTCTGCACTCATAATTGAACTTCCTAGAGTTGGTTTTGATGCAAAAAAAGAATCTCCCACTTTCATCTGATCAAATGGGTATTTTGTTCTTGAGAAGTTTGGCATCGGTATGTTTTTTTCAATTTTAATAGTATTTATAAAGCTATTTGCTAAACGCTTTCTATTCTCCATTGAAGATTGTTGCTTTTGAGTCATGTTAGAGTGAAGGTTTTCCGTTTCGCTCATCAGTCATAGTCTGTATTCCCAATATTTGTTAATAACTTCTCTCAATCTCCAGAATGCTTTAGATTCTATTTGCTTTACTCTTGATGGTGATATTCCCAACTCTGAACCAACTTCACGGAGAGTTTTTAAATCATTAAAACGAGAATTTAATACAAAACGATCTCTTTCTGGTATGGAAAGCAAAGCCTCTTTGACATCTTCCTTTTTTATAAAATCAACTGGTTTCATGTTACAGGATTGGCTTAAAGGATTTTACATCATCCCATTTCTCAATGAGTCGGTTAATGATGGCATCGGGGATTAGGGGATTGCCATCCTTGTCGGCGAGTTTGCTATCCTTGGTAATGCCCTTAACCTTCTTGGCCACGAGAAAGTGGATAATATGGGCATCGGCAATCTCATCACTCCACATCATGCTCTGAAGGAAGCTAATGGGGTTGGATGGAAGCTCCTTGGGGACTTCTGAAGCCTCTTCAGCAATCTCGGCAACGATTGTCTCTGGCTCTTCTTCCCGCCTGATTACAGGCTTTTCAATGCGGATCTCCTTGGGTGCATTAAACTCGGCAACTTCTTCTGGAACATACATTCCGCTTGTCGCCATCGGGCAAGTGGTTCTGATTCCTTCACTCACTACTCTGCTACGGAGCATTTGACGAGGAAACTTGCGGAACATATCCCTCCCTGCAAGTCCTGCTGTCTTTGCCCTTTCCATATCCCAAGTGATGCGAACCTTGCCCCCTTGTGGGTGCGAGAAGGTGGCATCGGCAATGTCATCAGTTAGGTTGTGCCATTCAACTGATCCTCCTGATTGCAAGAAGTCTCGGAGCATTGCCTCGGATTTCTTTGCAGGGCGGCCTTGGATAATATCGTAGTCACGGGCGGCTAGTGCTGGGTGACGACCCTCTGCAATGCTGATAAGCATCAGGGACATTGCGGCTTCGGGAGTCTTAATCCCGAAAAGCCCCGATTTCGCAACGGCTAATGCCATTTGCTGAATCTCTCCCATTGGTATCATCGGGAGTTGACTTGTGGTTGCTAATGTGGTTGTATTCATTCGTGGTTCGTGCGTGGTTGCTGATCCCAAACTCCCTAGCCTTTATTCATGGGGCTAGGGAGTCCTTTTTTGGGTTACTTGGTTTTGTTTTTGGAACGTGGTTTGCGTCCCTTAACTTCTGGCTTGGTTGCTTCGGCTTTGATCTTCGCCTTCTTCCCTGCTGACATTTTGCGAGTGTCGATCAGGGTTTTGTTCTTTGCTGGCGTGGTCTGCATTTTGGTGCGGATTGCATCCATTACTGCTTTAAGCATCGGTCTTATCGGCTGGGGTTGCGTGAACAAGGGCATGGATTTCGAGGAGAAGCTCCTGCGAAATGTGCCCTAGTTTATTGGCGATCTCTTGAGCGAGATTATTTAGTTCTGCTAGTGTCATTGTGTTTTTGGTTGCTCCTTCAGTTACTGGCTGAAGGAAATTGTTTAGTTGCACTTCCAAGCTCGGAGAGACTTGTTAATCCTGCTGTTTGGATCTCTTGCGGTCTTTGCGCTGGTGAGTTTGGCTTTCATGCCCTTCATCCTAGCGCAAAAGGAAGCCTTGCGTCCTGCATCTGCTTTTGTCTTGGGGCTAGGTGCAGGGGCTTTAAGGTTGCCTCCAGTTGCTTTATTGTAGGATGCCCTGCCTTTGGCATTCAAGCCTCCTTTGGGGTCTTTGCCTTCTTTTCTCTGCCATGCGGGTGATTTAGCCATATTATTTTTTCTTTGCGGTTTTCTTGCTGTCTCGAAATGCCTTTGCGGTCGGTGCGCCTTTGCTACCTACCTTTCGCATCTTCTCCCCTGATCCTTTAGCAATGCGTTCCTGCTTTGCGTGGATGTTTGCGTAAAGTCCCTTTGGTTTCATCGGAAGATTATAGCTAGGGTGACGAGTGCGGTGGAGAGAATTAGTGCGGCAATGAATCGTGCGCTCATGCGTTGGCAAAGTGCTTTTCAAATACCATCACGGCATACTGACTCATAGATCTACGCTCGGCTTTGGATGCCTCGGCAACCTTCGCCTTTAGATTCTTGGGAAAGTAAAGCCCAAGGAAGCAGTTGGGAGTTTCCTTCGGAGTTGCGGCGGCGGCGGCGGTCTCGGTTACAGGTTCGGTGATTTCGGTTGGTTCGGTGATGGGTTCGGTGGTTGTCATGGTTCAATGGTTAAAGTTGAAGGCGCATTCTTGCATCAGTTAAAAGGTCGTGCAAGTTTATTTTTTTATATTTTTTCTGAAGCCGGGATTTCCGATTAGTCCCTTGTCTGCGAGTCTTTGAAGGAAGATCCAAATGTAGGGTATGCAGGGTTTGTGGTGCAGTTTCGTGGTCATGCCTGTTCGTCGTATTGGTCGGGGTCTTGTAGGGTCTTTTCTATTGCTTCGTCAACGTCAATTTCGTAATTGCATTTCGGGCATTCGGATTCCCAAACTCCTGACGCATCAATTCGGATGGGAAACTCATGTTGGCATTCGGAGTTCTGGCAAGCGTAATCGTAAATCATTTCTTTGTGGTTTCTAGGAATGCGATGATCTCCTCTAGCTTCTCGGAAATAGCATCGGTTGTTGCGATGAGGGCATTAAGCCTCTCCTCTAGGGTTTCTGTGCGTTGTTCGGTTGCTTTCATATAGGCTTTTAGGTGTTGGTCGTTTAAGAATACCATAGTGTTATCGGTTGCGGCGGTGGTTTCAGTTAAGATCAAAGATTTCGTTTAATCGTCGGTCGGTAGCATTATCTGCGGCGGCGGCGTTTGCAAGGATATTTTTTATTCTTTTTTCTAGGGTGATTGCCATGCGGTGAATCTCCTTTGCTCTGGCAACGGAAATCCTGACCTGATCGTTTCCATGCCGTTCTGCTTGTTTAATCTCGGTGAAGAGAAGCGGTTCGATGTTTGCGATCAATGCGGCGGTTTCTTTTAGCGTGGTTGTATCGGGTTTCATGGTATTAAAAATCAATCTCCTCGGCGGCTTGTTCTAGTGTGTCCGCTATGTGTCCTAGTTTGGTATGATAGCCTTGGTCAACAGAGTTACGTGTTAAGAAGTGAGCCTTGGCTACTAGGCGTTCTAGAATCACAATGTCATCAAGAGTCAAGAATACTTTGGTGGTAAGGCGTGGTTTTCTGGTTTTCATGCGGCGGCGGTTTCAGTTAGTGGTTCAATCATGGTTTTGTGGACGAGTTCGGTCGGCCTGATGGTTTCGTTGCAGTTAATGGGTGATATGAATCCTCTGTCACCATTCCATTCGGTTACGATGTAGGTGAGTCCATCGGGTTCCCATGCTTCAGTTATTTTTACTAGCGTTCCTGTTTTCATGATGCGGCGGTTACATTGGTCATGGCTATTCTATGTCTTTGGTTTGCTCTAAAAGAGTAAAAGCCTTTTGCAGTTTTCGATAAACTATTCCATGCTCTGTTGGTTCGTGGCGGTCTGCTAAATAGTCGGCTTCCTGTTCTGCGTATGGTATTAGGTCTGCAAGTGCGTCTCTCAAGGCTATAATTTTGTCGCAGTATGCTCGTTCGATGGTGATATTCATGCGGCGGCGGCGGTTTCAGTTAAAGATTGCTAGTCTTTCGGGTGAATAATATGAGGACAAAGCAAAAGGCTTGCCCTCAATGTCAACTTTCCAGCCTTGTGCGGCGGCATCGTTCCATTTGATGCTTTTATCTGTAATAATGCACCGTAATTTGATTTGTGCGGCGGCATCTCCTGATGTTGGTTTTATTGGTATTAGTTTCATGCGTTTCAGTTAAAGGTCAATGCTCTAGCAATTCCTGCGGCATAGAATCGCCATTGTTTCGGGTTTCGTGCCATGCAAACAAGGTGGAGCGTGAGTTGTTTTGTTTTGCTCATTGGTCGGCGGCGGTGGTTTGAGTTTCGTCATGCTTGCAAGCTGAATCTCCGTATTCGTCCAGCGTGTCACAGAAGCAGTGGTTTTCATCGCATAGGATGATCTCCTGCGGCGGTTCCTCTAATTGCGGCGGCGGCGGTTCTGCTGGCAATAGTTCCCCTGCTAGGTTGAAGGGCATCATGGATTCGGGAATGAGTTGGAATTGATCGGCGGCGGTTTTATTTTTCATGGTCACCCCAGTTAGCAAGCAATTCGTCAACTGCGCCTTGGGTTACTGCGCTTTCAATACTGCCAAGGCAAAGGTTGTGGATTGCTTCGGTGATTTCTGTGATACGTGTTTCGATTTCGGGATTCATATGCTGACAAGTTCATGGGTTATCCATCTGGAATCTCCTGCTGTTGGGTCGGAAGATAAAGAGCAAAGCATCCTTTCCCCTTCGTCCAGCAATAAAAAAACCTCTTCCCCTGCTTTCATCGTGACAGAAAATGGGGCGATTCTATCAGGCCAAAAAGTAACCGATTCTTTAAGCGTTATTTTTTTCATATTAATACATCATGTTATCTTCCCATTTTCCCGTGTTTCCGTTCCATATAATATCCGTCTGTATTCCCTTCTCTCTTGCGATTTTGAAGGCGTGAATTATTGGAATATGGGGCGTGATGGGTAGTCCGTCCACAATCAGGGAAGCGGTTCCCTTGTCTTCTTCCCCTGATATTGATATGTATTTATTCATCGTGTTCTCTTTTTTTGTTTCAGTTATGCGGCGGTTTTTTATCTGTATTCTAAAGATTCTTCTAATGCTTTTCTGGCTTTTGCTAGTGCTTCGCAATTTAGCAATCCATTACTTGTTGCTGATTGGTCTAAGTCTTTCGCTTGAAAGTAAAGGAGTTGCAAAGCTTCCCTTAATTCTTTGATTTTCTGGCAATATGCCCTTTCCATTGTAATGTTCATAAAGTGCTTCAGTTATGCGGCGGCGGTTGTATTGGCAAAAGGTGCAGTTGAGTTTCGATTCTTGTGTGCGTCTTGGATTTTTTGGCGGTTTTCCTCTTTGATTTTTTTGCAATAGTTTTCCCATTGTTCACTTGTCATTTCTTCTTCAATGTATGTTATTTTGTCCATGTTATATTCTCCTTTTTTTGTTGGCTTTTGTTGCTTATTCTTCTGCGAGAAAATCCCGTGCCGATTTCTCTAGTGTGTCAAAAAAGGCTTGATGTGCGGAAGTTTCCCATGCTGTGCAAATCTCGTCCATAAGTTCCATGTGGTCATCGGCGTCGGGAAAATACTCGTGCCCCGTGCATTCCTCGAAAATGTCGTTTGGCGTGGGATCTCCTCCCCATTCTCCCGACAAGTTGGGAAGCGTGAAGGCGTCATATATTCGGGGGTCTCCTTCCTCAATTTGCCTTATAACACTCTGTGCATTTGCTCGTTCTCCTATCGTTGCCCTTCCTCCCCATAGGTATTCGATGGCAAAGTATGCGGCATTTTCTCCTGCTTGTTTGCCTTGCAAATATGCTTTGTGAATTGCGTCTTGTGTCGTGTTCATGGTGTTCCTTTTGGTTGTGGGTTATTTTCCTACGTAGGTTATCAAGTGATCTTCTAACCTGATGATTCCCATCCGTTGCATTGCATCAATCATCTTTTCAAAAGATCCAAGGGACATTTTTCCCATTAGTTGAGCGTATAAGTGTCCGCTGGGTATGCTTCCTACTTCTTTGATGCTTTCGGCAACCGCTTTCATAATCTGCACGGCGGCTTTCATTTTTTCTTCTTGTGTCATGGTGTTCTCCTTTTTGTTTCTTGTGGTTTCTTTTATCCTGGGCGGGGCTTTATCTCAAATCCTTTGGCTCTCTGTTCTGTTCTCCTGTTCCCGTAAATCGTGCGTATTCTTTGCAATACTCCTCGAAAAAAGTTTTTGCGTTGTCTCTGACTCGTGATCGGTCAAGGAGTCGTTGCTTTTTGCTCCATGCATCGGGGTCAATTTCGATTGTAAAATCTATCTTTATTTTCATGCGTTTTAGTGGGTGAGTTGGTGGCAAGCTACTGCGGCAAGCGTGGCGAGCATGGCGCAAAGGGTGATAAGTTGAAGGAAGAAGAGACGAATAGCCTTTTCTCTGTTGTATGCGGTAATGAAGTCGGATTTTTTCATTTTTTTAGAGGGTGACATTTTGGGCGAGTTTTTCGCTGATTTGAACATTTCGGGAAAGGCTGTCCAGCCAGTCACAGAAAGTCATTCTGCAATGTGCGGTTTGTGCTTGCGATCTTGAACTGCTCGGCATCCTTTCCCATCGCCACAATTAGCATGAAGGGATTTGATTGTTGCGGTTCACGATCAGCGAAGTTGTCACCGCTCATGCGGTTGTCAATCTCAACCGCTCTCAGTTTATCAATAGCCTTCACCTTGCGTCTTACGTTGCCATGCGCGTCCCCTTCCTCCACTACTTCCTGCGCAAGATCACTAGATGCGCCTATGTCCGCAACGCTTGTTCTCACGGCCCTCGCAAGGAACGCCCTCTTTTCCGCGAAAGTCATCGCATCTCTTGCAAATGCTTTCTCTCTAAGCTTTGCAATCTCGCTCTTGATTCTATCTTGCTTTAACAACCTGATTCCGTTTGCGCCGTGTCCCTCTATTGTGGGGCAAGAATAACCCGCTCTCCTATGGGATTGAGCGATTGACTCACCGGAAACAATGAGGCGACAAAATTTCAGTTGTCTTGAATTGAGGAATTTTTGACGAGGCATGACAGAGGAGAATTGACATAGAAACTTTTCCTTGTCAACGAGTGAACGCTTCACCTTGTCAACGAGCAATCAGCTAAAAGCCACAGAGAAGCAGGAAGGGGGGGTTTCGTTCGATGAGTGATTATACTGGGGGGTAAGCAAAAGCGTCAAGCTAATAATGGAGGAAAAGCAATGTTTTATATGTTGAAAGAATGCATAGAAAGGGAATGGGTTTTAATCGCGCGAGGATGCCCTATAACGAAGTTAGGTTGCCGTCATGGTAGATCATACCCTTTTACAAAAGGCCTTTGCAATCATTGCAAGACTTGGCACGGTTTTAGCTATGGCACGGAAAAAAGTTTCAGAATAATGAAAATACTTCTTGCAATGGGTAAAAGACTCTTTTAGGGTGTTTGCGTTATGAAAAACACAACCAACAACATGAAAAACGAAATCCAAATGCAGACTTGGATGGAAATCCAAATGCACAACGCAGAACGCTCATGCCATGCCCGACTATTGCAGGATCTTGGTGAGAAGTTCCTTGCCGAAATTGATTCCGACGATCTTCTGGATGGTATTCCTTGGAATTGGAAAGGATTTATTGCAAAAGGCTCTTTTGAAATCGTCACCAAGTAACCCAACCACAACCCAAAAAAACACACATGAAGATCATCAATGGACTGTTTATCCATTACACTTGCACCAACAGGGGGAGGAATGAGCATTACGAGATACGATTTGCCAGTGAGGGTAGAAAAGGCCTTCCAGTCCTTCGGCACAAGATCAGCAGAGACCCGCATATCGACGATTACAAGTTTGCAGTCGAGTTCTGCAAAGCATACAAGCACACTGCAAAATCCGTTGCACGGGGTCGGCATCTCCGCACATCCTTTTAATCACCAACCCACAACACAAACACACAAACACATGAGCACAAAACGCAACCGCTGGACAAAGGCCGACCGCATCGCACGATTTTATCGTGTATTTTCGGATCTTGGCTTTTCATTTGAAGAGACCGAAATCTTGCGCAAAGCAGAAATGACCCTGCACAGGTGGCACGAATTGGAATGCGGAGACTGCAACGCATATGGAACAAGCTACGCCTTGAACCGAGACGAAGAGACGGGTAGGCCTTTCATGGAATACCACCCACAAGACGGAAAGACACTAAGAAGAGCATACCCCGACAAGGAAAAAGGCGCATTGCGCCGCATTTCCGAAGTTCTGGCAGGAAAAGAGAACATTGCTGGATACTACCAGCAAACGGATCCAAGAGGATGCGCTCTTTACATCATCCGCAAAGGAGACGTTCCAGAAGGCGAAAACGTAGAATGTTACTACACCAGAGGGATTGCCGTTTGCTGTTAACCCACAAAAAAGAAAAACACAATGAAAACACGCAGAGACTACATTGATGGAAAAGTAACCTTTTCCGAGTATTACGCCCAATTTATTACGCCCGAACTAATAAAGGCGGTCACTGATAAAATCGGCATTGATAAAGTGAAGGCATCAAAAGATCCACACCTGAATGACATACCTTTGCACTCTTGGGATAATCTTTTCCAAGATTACAACTTAAAAAAGGAAATCACCCTCAAGATGAAGGAAGCAGGTGACTACCTTTCAATAGCTGGCGCAGTTTGCACCGCTAAAGAATGCGCAAGAATGCTTGCCGCTTAACCTTAAAAAAATTCCTACCATGTTCCACTACAAAAACAAGACAGAAGTAAAAAACGCCTTCTGGGAAACATTTCCAGAACTAGAAGCACAAGCCCGAAAGAATCGCACCTTTTCCAAGGGACAAAACGCACAAACCGCACATTGCAGAATGACTTTCTGTGACTGGCTGGACAGCCTTTCCCGAAATGTTCAAATCAGCGAAAAACTCGCCCAAAATGTCACCCTC